CATCGGGCCTAGACACATCTGTATCGTGAAGAAGTCGGCGGACTCTATGCCGGCCGAAGTCAATGTCCCTGATAGGCCGAATCTATAAACGGAACCGGTGCACTGCGCTATGATCTTCTTTATGGAGATCGCTGGAGCAGAGTGCGCCTCGTCGACGAATATCATGTCAAACTGCGACAGCCACTCGCCGTCCTTTTTTACCAGAGATTGATAAGTTCCTAATACCGTATTAGCATCTGAATTCATCTTCTTGGATTCAGCGTGTATCTGTTGGAACGCCATCTTGTCCTTGTACGCGCCGTATTCCTGGAAGTCTTCGACTCCCTGTATGACAAGGTTCGTGGTAGGCACTATCATAAGGAACTTCTTGCCCATGCCGTGTTCCATCAGGTACGACACCACCAGGTACGTGATGAATGTCTTGCCAGCGTTGGTCGCCAGCTCCTGTGAGCTTATTCTGAACTTTATTATCTTAAATGCTGCCTCGATCTGGTAGTCCCTCGGCATCTTCTCTGGATCTCCACCTATTCCGTCCTTGTACTTCTCTTGAACCCACTCCTTGAATTCGTTGAACCTGATGTTCATGTCGATGACGGTCTCAAGCCCGTGTATGGTTATTCCCAGGTGGAACTTCTCGTTTAGCGCTAACAACTCCATCCAGAGACCAACGGCCAAGAAACGGCGCTTCAACAGGAACGACACAGTACCGTCCCAGCCCTTGTACTTCGCCCGCTTCTTAAGAAAGTGTGCATCTTTTACCTTGCGTGTGAAAGAAACCTCGACCTGTCGCAAGTCAAGCTCGTCATCGTACTCGACTAGCTTAAGCCAACGGCCATCCTCTGTTATCTCCCAGTTCATCATAATTAATCGAGTTCTACTATTATGTTATTAATATAAACCGTTGGCCATCTGGATCCTCAGCATCTGTTGCGTGTTCTGCTCGTCTAGCATGTCCATAGCATGTTCCATGATTATGTTCTTTATATCTTCGTTCATGATTAAATCATTAAGCTTGAATCCATATCTATTGTTGCCTCAAATTCTTCACCGATAACTCTGTTATCGGACCATTGCATCATCGGATCAACGAACACATTGATACCGTTCAACATTCCTATTGGGTACTTATTTCTAGGATTATCCTGTATTTCGTTAACATCTTCAACTGTACGTGGATACGTTCTGTATTCAGAAAGATCCATAAGCACTGCGCCAACGGCGACATTCACGGTAAATTCTGTTATATTGTGACGACATAATTCTGCGTATAGTTTTTCAAAAAGATTACGCTGTAACTGCATCATGTTGTTGCCTATCTTTTATATTTTTCTGAGGTACTCCTCAAGTTTTATTCTGTGTTGCAATCCGAATATCATATTCTCTATCAATTTGAACGTCTGATCGATGTGGTTGATGTGGTTCTCCAATAGTTCAACGTTGTACTTCAACACTGCAACGTCTGCTTCGGCCATCTTCTCTCGCTCGCCGGCTGTCAGCTTTCGGTCGTAACCCGTAGTGTAGTGCTTCAACCGTTCCGCGTACTTCTCCTTCAGCTTCTTATTGAACTTGCTCAGGTCGCGCAACAGTTTGTGTTTCCTGTCAACTATATTGTGTCGATTATCATACAGGTCCATCTGCACGTCAATGCACTTGCCAATGTCTCGCATGCGAGACGTCATTGAGTTGATGATTTCTCCCCATTCGTTTATCTCTTTATCAAACTGTTCTAATATACGCTGCTCCGGAGTTTTTTCAGAATCTGGTATCAACGGCACACTTGGCGTTATGGTCGGCGTGCCATTACCAAACATGTCGAACAATGCCTGCGCCTCTGGCGTTAGCGTTGATAGTTCATCATCGAATTCTGTGTTATTCTCCATTTATCTTATATCACCAAAGTGCGTTTTTGTTCTTACGACCGATATTAATAATAGTAGGTTTGGCCGTTATCGTGATTATCTTTTCCGGCGGTTCCTTAAATTCCATGACCATGCTAGGAACTTCTGCATCTTCCCGCTTGAACACAACCGGTATCTTCACACCCTTCTTATTCATCTTGGTCATCTCAGCGTCAGGATCCCATCCGTCTATCTGTTCCTGTTGTTCGTCTGTCATTATATTTTTTTATTTCTGACGTATCTACCAAGATCCGTATCATTCGAATATTTTCTTATTGCATCTGACATGTCTTCTAGTAGAGACAGTTGCATCCACATTTCATTGGAGAACATATACATCCTCTCATCTGTGTTGTTGAAATAATAATCGCCGTCTTTGCCTACTGGCGCCGTTGTAAATGCGCCCAAATATTTAGCATCTTTTAGTTCTTCCATATTGTTTGTTTTTGTTACCGTTATGTTACATGTGATTGACTCAATATCATTTTTGTGCCTGAATAAAACCTTGCCTGTCTCATAGATCTCCCACGTGCCCAATTCGTTTTCAAATGTTATAGGGAAATGACGTCCGTAGACTTCGTTTTCTGTCAAAAATGCATTCAGAACCTTTTGTAGATCGTCCTGAATGTTTTTCAATAAAAACGGGTAAATAGGTTTACCAATGTAAGATGTCAACACATTTTGTGATTCGATGATAATTCCATTTTTAATTTTGTCTGTCATATCTTATCTTATAAGTATATACCGTCATGAATGTGTTCTGAGAAGTATGCGTCCAGGGTCCCTGGTGGTTTGCCTTTAAGAACGCCGTTAATATAAATGTCATTGTAATCCTTCCTCTTCGTCCCATACAGGTGTGGGTTCTCATCAAACATCTTCTTCCACATGAACACAGATTCTCCGGCATCAATGTTAGTTAGTGCATGCTTCACACCAGCTTTGTCGTTATCCTGAAACCAACGTCTCTTTATGTCAAGCGGCATGTCGTGACCTATTCCGCACGTGGCCACCGAGTTCGGGTACAGAAAGTGGTCCATAGGTCCCTCGAATATCGTGACGACGTGTAATACGTTTATGCGCAGTATGCCGAACAGTGTCGACAGGTGGTTGTACCTCGCAGCGTACTCTAATAATCCAGGCGACTTCTCCTTCATGAAGTACTCGTGCACCTTCTCTATGGTGTACGTTTTGTACTTGGCCGTCGGGTCGTCCATCTGTTTCGTCTGCAGTCCGAACACCCATTCGCCGGTCTTGTCGAGGTTGAATATGAACAGTCTCTTCCTGTAGTTGTCCCACGCGAACTTCGCGTCGACTTTCTGCATTCTCTTGGTAAGGTACACGCCCTGTGGACTGTCCTTGTTTATGTCCCAGAGCTGCATGTTCTTCATGATGTTTTCTCGTCTCACCAACAATTTATCCCACTCGGCGTCAACCATCATGTGAAGGTTCGCCTCGTAGTTCTGGTGCTTCTCGAAGTCGTGATTGTTCTTGTGCTCTTGTATTGATAACTTAAGCGAGGTGAGCTCGTCATCGCTCAATCTATGTAGCTGCTCGAAGTTCTTTAACATCCACTCTAGGTCGGTGTACTTCTCGCAACCGCCGTTGTAGCACTTGAACGACAGCCAGTTCGTGTACATGTTGCCCCTCTTCTTCTTGGCGTCGTTTGAATCTCCACAGTACGGGCAACAGCATGATAGACGATTACCCCGTTTTATAATGGTTTGTCGTTCAATGTCACCTGGAAATCTTTCAATCAACACATATTTTAATAATTGTTCTATTCGTTCTGGGGACATTTTTGGTGTATCATTACTTGGTGCATTATCTATTTTCATTTGCATCATATACCTAATTTTTCTTTTATAATTTTCTTTATTTTTTTCTTATCTAAATATGAAATCCTTAATAATTGTATATTATTAGATATACACCAAGCTGTTTTAATTTCATCATGTTTTTTAATTCTCATTAATGTTTTTGTGCCGCCAAATAATTTACTAGATCTAAAATGTAATTCACCATCATATTCAATACACATATTAAAATCTGGTAAATAGAAATCAAATGGTAATTCATTTATATTTTTGCAACTGTCCCATTTTCTTTCTCTTACATACTTTATATGATAACAATCTAATATATCTCTAATCTTACGCTCACCATACGATTCTTTATCACTAGTACATTCTAAAAAATGAATATATCCATGCCAATTCTTTTTATATGCATTATCTGGTCTTAATGGCAAAAAAAGAATATTATTTTTCTTTACATATTCATAATATTCATATTCATTTTTAAATTTTAATTTTTTAATATATTTTTTAGCTACATCGTATGTTAAAAATAATTTAGATTTACTTCTTGGTGATAAATTAGAATTTAAGAAAGTTTCCCAATTAATCCAGCCTTTATTTTTATAAACATAATCTGGTCGCTTTGGTATATTAATATCCATTTTTTCTTTATTAAAATTTGTCCAACTTTGTTTATTAATAATTTCAGAAAAATATATATTAATGTATTTTTTAGCATCTATGTAGCTTAAATATTTTATATTACGTTTACTCTTATATGAATTAGTACCCAACCAATCAGATAAAGATTCCCATATATCTCTATAATATGTTTGCGGATTTGTTGGTATCTTTAATAGTTTTGTGTCATTTTGTTTACACCATGTGTGCCATTCTTTTTGTCCTTGTAAACCGAGATTTCGTACAAATGACCTAGCATCTATAAAATCTAAATATTTTTTATCTTCTTCCATATATTATATATCAACAAAGAAGATTTAAAAACACAATATGGACAATAAATATTAAAAGTTGAAAAAGGGGATCCAATTGCTTGAATCCCCTCATCGAACCGATTCTGAAATTACCTAAATTATAGGTTGTTATAAAGATCGTCAAGACTTGTAACGCCTGGCGCTGTGGACTTTGGCGCCTCTGCTGCTGCTGCCGGCGTTTCGATCAAACTTTCTTTGGCAAATGACGTGATAGGTGCAGAGTTTGCTCCATTCGTGCCTTCCGTCTTAGCAGAACCTGTGATTTCTTCTACTATCCTTCCGTCTGGAACTATCTTTGCGATTGTAGCAAGAACTTTGTTGGTCATTTCAACATCCCATTCTTTATAGGCATACTTAGATATGTCGGCAGAGTTTTCTTTCAACCATACGCTAACTTTCTCCATGTCCTCTTTCGTTTTCTGCAATGGCGTGTCATTCAAGATGAACGGAGTACGGTCTCCAACGAAATCGCACTGGTCGTAGTTGTTCCACTTCATCTTCTTAACGATGTGCAACGCGAACGTCTTGCCTTCGAAAAGATCGAACGGGTTAACTGGCTCGCCAAACTCAGGTTTAAGTTGTGCCTCAATTTTTTGGTTGATCTTAGCACCATACTTGAAGATCATAATCTTGCCTTCTAATTCAGGAGCATTAGGATCTTTTAAGATTTGTACTAATGAGTAATGAGATTCGACTCGGCCAAAATACTCTTGTGCTAACTCTTGGTCTCTTACAGACTCGCTCTTTTTTAGCTTCCAGTACATGTCTTTAAGTATAGACTTCTGTCCTACTGTTGATGGACAGTCCACTGAGAATCCCTCTTGTGTAGTTGGATCGGTAAGCCACACATAATATTTCATGATCTTGGACTGTGATGGGTTATGAATATTAGGTAAGAACCTAATTAGTGCTTTGTACACACCATCTCTTCCTTTGTCTGCACTTGGCGAATAAAATTCGGTTGTGCTCTTTTTCTCCGGCGTGATGAATGCGTCTACCGGCAAGTTGAAAATGTCAAAATTGTCTTCCATGTTTTTAATTGTTTACGTTTTGTTTTTAAATTAGTTGTTAATTATTTTTTTTGTTGTGATCAAGTCTAAATTCGAACATCAATCTGAAGTTATACAATAGACGTATGGAGTTGTTTCGTTCTGGCGAATGCGTTTTTTCCGTAGAAAGTTTAGGGCGGAAAATTCTCTCACGAAGCCGAAACTAAAGTCCGGAATCAACGTAAAAAATTTCGTAAGGTTCCCATGGGGATATATATCTTAGGTGCATTGACGTCGTTATTCTAAGAAAAAGCTGTTCGCGTTAGACGTCGTTACTCGGTAGTTGTAAATCTCATTGTCTTTCTGTTTTTAATTAGGCTTGTTAGTTGCTTTAAGGCACTTCAATCAATATCGGTCCGTATGGACACAGCAGGGTCTGTTCAGCTAGCTTAGTTCTATTAGCGATATATCTGAAAAGATGGAAAAGTTTCGTCAATTATGAGAATCATTCTGTGTGTGATATGGCATATATTCACTAAATCTATATTAATTCACCATAAACGGTTATTAGATGTAATATATATAATATGAAAAGATATATTGGAATTGATCAAAGTCTAAGCACTACTGCCATTTGTATATTAACAGAATATAGTAATGAACCATCATTTATGATATTTCATAATTCTAAAATTGGAAAATGGCATAAAACATTAGACACTATATCTGAATTTAGTTATATCACATATTCGGAATATCCAAAAGATTATTCTACATCTGAAATTTTAAAATTAAATGACTATCTGTCTATTACTAATAATATTATTGATTCCTTAAAATTAACAAATATAGATATGGTAGTAATGGAAGGTTATGCAATGCGAAGCAAAGGTAATGTTGCTGATTTATTTGCATTTGGTACATTATTACGTGAACGAATATGTGAAAAAACTAAACATTTATTGATAGTATCACCAATGACATTAAAAGTAGAGTTTGCTTCTATCATGTATTTATGCGATAAGAAAGGTGTATATCGAAATTCTGCAGGAATTGCAGCAGGAAAATTTACAAAAACTGAGATGTTACAAGGATTGTTTGATATGCAACCAAACATAATGCAAAAAGTTTTATCTGAATATAAAGATGATTTACTTTTATTAAAACATGTGCCAGGACCTATTAATGATTGTGTTGATGCGTATGCAGCTGCATTATCATTAAAAAGAAAGAATATGATATGAAATTTTCTGGTGTTTATTGTATAACAAATAATCTAAATCAGAAAATTTATATAGGTTCATCAAAAAATATACACTCATAATAGACATATACAAAATGCTTATCTAACCCACGAGGTGGTATAAAAAACGTAGCATACGAAAATATACAATGGCTGGTAATTTAATTAGTATAACATTCTTTAGTAGAATTTGCGTAATTCAGATAATTAAGTTTTCGTTCACAAATCTTTAAAGTTGATTTCCCTTTCTCGTTCATAATCAATTGT